AACTCCTTTTTCATAATCCATTAAAAATGCTGGGAATGATTCTTTTCCATTCAAGCCCATAATGTTAAACTCAAAGTAATCATATGCATCATCAAAACTCATACCATCCTCCATAAGTTTTGATAGAATACATTTGATGGAATATAGTATTTTTGGTTCGGTTTGAGCTTGAGTAATTCTACCCAATATACAATCATTAAAACCATCCAATACTACCATACCCTCATACACATCATCCAATATATTATTTACCCCATTTTCCATTTTGTACCATTTGAGCGATTATACCATATACTGAAAGGTCTTGGAATGTATCTTGCACAGATTCACCAACCTCATCGGGATGACCCAATACTACTAATTGTTTTAAACGATTAATCTTATCGTTTATCCTAAACCATAATCCGGTGAGTGATAATTTTATATCATCCGGCGTTTGAAGTTGAGTTCCAACCGAAATATTTCCTGGCCCATAATTCCTCTGCTTTTTACAGAAGGTTTCATATTGTTCCCACATAATTCGTTTGTATTCATCCATCATTTCAGGATAAACTCTTTCACAATACTCTTTTGCTGTTTCTTGGTTATTTTTCATCTTTATACATTTTATCTATTTCGGAATCTTTTACTCCATATTTTTTTATAATAGTTCTAATCTCCGCCTCTGTCAGCATCTCACAATACTCTTCGGCTTCTCTCGTTGATATCTCATAGTATTTACAAATATACGAAATAATTTCATCAGAAACAAAGTTTTTTCCGGTTTTTTTAATATATTTATCAAAAGTTTTTTTCTTTGGTAAAAAATCAAAATACACCTTATAAACACTTCGGGCATCTAAATAACCATTAGTATATTGTTGAACTTCATTAATTAACTCAATAAATTCCATATTCATACTCAACCAACGATTAGCCAAATAGATATTAAACGATTTTTTATCAGCCTCTGAAAGAGTTTCCCATTTTGTTTTGTTCTCCTTCAAACCCGATAAATGTTCAAAAAGGGTTTTGGTTTTTATTACCCCATCCGAATCATTACTTTTTTTCTTCGACATCGTTAAATAAACCTTTTGGTACAAACTTTGGATGAACAGTCCCACACTCACTACAAATAACCACAGGTATTGGAATCATAGATGCCTGCCCCGTTGGTGATTGAATCGCTGGTAGTTCTTTGAACATCATTCTCTCCTCAAAAAATATACCATTACAATTTGGACAACTAACTGTTTGTAGTTTTGTTGGGTCTACATTAAACCCAATTTGTTCGTTCTTTTGTTTAGGGTTACTTCCCTTAAAATCTACTATTTTTGCCATTTTTTTTTACATTAAAATATTTACAAACATTGCCATTACATTTATTTCTTTATCCACAACCAAAGAATCTTTGTATTGTGCTTCCGCAATATTAACTATGGTCACACCAACTTTATTTCCAGCATACTCATCAACCCTCTCATACAACATAGAATATAATTTAGTGTAATCCCTTATTCGAGAATCAGCCAATATTTGACGGATTGTATTGAATTTCGTTTTAGTATCAGAACCACTTTTTAGTATATCTATAATTTTTTCAGCATAGGTTAGTTCAATAGTAGATTGTTTATCAATAACTAATTTACCATTTATGATTTGCCTTTGTGCTGAATTTATTACCCTACGAATATCGGGATAACCACTATTAACAATTGGCGCCAAATCCTGCATTTCGAATTCAATACCCTCATTTACTAAAATATCATTCAACCTTTTAGCAACTTCTTTTTTAGATGGTGGTATAATTTCAAATAATTGACACCTACTCTGAATTGGTGGTATAATCTTTTCAGGATAATTACAGGTCAATATAAATCTTGTACTTTTACTGAATGTTTCCATAAGATTACGAAGTGCTGCTTGAGCGTCTTTTGTCAAATAGTCCGATTCATCTAATATTACTATTTTCCAAGTCTTAAACCCAACCGATGCAGCAAATCCTCTGATTTTATCTCTCAATGTATCAATACCCCTTTCATCGGAAGCATTGATATACATATAATCACAATCAATACCATGCACTATAATTTTAGCAAGTGTTGTCTTACCTGTTCCAGCAGCACCATGCAATAGTAAGTGCGGAACATCATTATTTTTGATGTATATTTTTATTTTTTCTAAAATATATTCATTTCCAATATATCCTTCAAGACTCCCCGGTCTAAATTTCTCCACCCACAAACTATTTTCGTTCATCTTCCTACTTCTTTTAAATATTTTTCTTTCGATTGTTCCCAACTCATTCCTATAATATCAACATAAAATAAACTTTCAGGTTTAATTCTCCCTTCATCAAACAAGGTGGTGTATCTACGAATTGCTTTGGGTTTCCACCAATTTATCGTATATTCATCACCCTTAACAAACTTATCTTTCATAACCAATTCTTCTTCACTTATCTTTCCCTGAAGAAATTCGTTACCATTCTCATAGAATGGCGCAAGATACACCCCTCGTTTGAATCCGTGATCGTAAGTATCGGATTTAATACCAAGCTCTTTGTAAATTTGGTGTATGATTTTTTGTTTTATCCCACTAACAGGCCCGTTTCTTTCGTAACCCATATTCGCACCATTTCTCTCCCTCTCTTCCGTTATTTCCCTCTTATACCAATCTGAATGGTTTTCTTTTAACCATTGATGCCACGGGTCATACACATTATCATCGGGTTTGGTACTAATCTTACCCTTACTTTCCCCCAAAGTTTTAAAATGAGGTATTCCATTATATTGAGAGTGAATTCCATACAATGAAGTCGTTCCTAATGCTATCAATACATTATCATACTTCTTTTTCCAATAATTTCTAACAATTGGTGATGTAGCAAGTGCGGCAATTAATTTACCACCTAAAAAGTTATAACCAAATGGTTGTGTAGAAACAATCGTAGTTGCGATACTCGTATTGTTTAACTTCCCTTCTTTAAACTTATTATCTTTACTCCACCCAATGTAGGCATCTCTTACACCCAAAGATGTAATATCAGAACCTAATGAAATTTGCCCTAAAATCTTTCCACTAACCTTATCCTTTACATAAATCTTTACATTTCGACCAGGATTAGCAACAAACTCCATCGTATGGATTAGTTTTCGGATTTCTGTCCAACGAGTGGATTCCTTCGCATTATCATCAACAATTTCTACATAAGGTTCTAATGCCCCTATCTCCGAAATGGTCAATTCTTTATTGTAAATATCCGTAGGAAACCACAGTGATTCATAGTGAAGAGCGATATTTGCTTTTTTGGGCATAGTGTTTTTTAGGTCACCATTCCATTCTTGCCACTTTTTGTAAAGTGTCTGCTCTTCTACTGACATTGATGATAGATAGTTCAAATTATCAATGAACTTCTTTTTTTCAACATCATAGTTGAATTCAGGTTTTGTTGGTTCAGTATCCCAAAACATATTACTTCACTTCAACTAAATAGTATTCAGATTTATAACCCTCACTCTCAAAAGAACATTGCGCCAAACCAGCAGTTGCAATTTTCATAATTGCTGATTTTGGTGATTTGTTTGCATTCAAAATTTCTTTCAAATACTTTGCTGAAAATGAAATTGGTTGAATTGAATCCTTACTACACTTACAATCAACTTTAATAGAAATTCTATTTGAGTTAATTTTAGCATATCCCAAAATGATTTCACCTTTACCACCCTTACATTGGAATGTAAAAGTATCAGATTCGTTCAACGCACTTTTTGATTTAATGAACCTATTAATAAATTCATCACTCAAAACAATTTCAGATTCAAACTCAGGAATTTGTTTGATATCAGGCACCGCAGGAATAACCGAAACATCAGCCATCATATAATTCACAGTTGTTGAATTATCGGAAAACTCCAATGCAGCACTTCCAGCGGTTACATTGATGTTAGCATCCAACACGCCCAATAGATTTTTTAATTGAGATGTTGTATATACTCCGAATTCACCATTAGCGAACTCACCATCTTCAGATATAACTGTCCCAAGTAGGGTTTTATCATCTGAAATGAATTTTACACTCATACCATCATTGGTTGATACAAGTTTTACAGATTCAATTTCACCACCAAGATTATAGCGGCTAATGAATCCTTCCAAAGAGATTTTTTTCATAGTTTTTTATTTTTTATTTTTATACAATATACGAATAATTTTCTTAAAATCCAAAAAATTGTGATGCTTTTTGTAAGTTTTCATTGGGTAAATCCCACTTCATAGCGTTGTAAAAATCATCTATTTTGTTTTGAAGCGAACCCTCCCAAATAGCATCTAAGTCTGCGTGGTCATTGATAATCTTTTCAATCTCCGGCGGGTCATTCCACCCCGTGAAACCAATAGAGTCTAACCCCCATTGATTTTGCTTTAAGTAAACCCATTTAATTTTATCACCGTCTTTCATAGGTTCATATTTGTAAGGGCACTTAAAGTATTTCAATAGTTGATTATATATAATAGCCGATTTAACATGTGCAGGTGTTCCTTTAGGTGATTTACCCAACGATAATTTACCATTATCGTATTTACTCAACTCTTTTACGGCTGAATTCTTTGCTACATCTTTTTTGGGTTGCGTTTCCATATCCCTCTTAAAATCCAATATCTTTTTATCAATATCCGATTTATTCACCCCCTTCAATATATCCGAAAGTACCTGTTCCATTACACCCTTAAAATATGTTGGAAAATCAGAGCGTTTAACATCTAACCCCTTCGCATCTATTTTATCACAGGGTACGGTATTATCATTAATAATCCATTGAGCGTATCTCTTTTTAGCAACCCAAAACCCTGCTTTCGCAATCGTTTCTTGTTTAATATCAAATCGGTGTTTATCAATATTAAACAACCTCTTTGCCATTACATCATAGGTTTTATTGATATGCTCCTGCACCTCTTTTGCAACGGATAAAATTGCAGGCACCATTTCTTCATCCGATTCTACATTTATGTTTGGATTTCGGTGTTTGACAAGTGGTAAGGCTGAAAAATAGACAGAATCAGTATCAGTATAAATGTTGTAATCACCACTACTTCCTATTTGGGATATGTAATATTGATTGGCAATTTTTTCAGTAGTTTTAATTACCGTCTGCCCAGTAATTGTAACCGCTTCTGCGTTTTGAACATCATAAAATCTGAACGATGGTAAACCCAATACACCATAGAGTGAATTCAACATAATCTTTTGAACAAGTTGGCGTTGGGAATAAAACTTATACAATTCTTTGTTTCCCTCCTTACCATACTTTTTCATCAAATCTTTGTATTCAACCCTTTTATCAAACCACACATTAAGAATTTCAGGTATTACACCAACAGATTCATTTGAGTATATAATTCCATTGGATGAAATAGAATACCCATTTGTTTGTATTAGTTTGTTTAGTTCATCTCTATTCATTTCCGGCAAAGCCTGCCCATCCTCACAAACAATTTTATATGATTTAATATCATCTTTGATATACGCCTCACTAGTAAATCCGGTTATTGAACCAACCTTTGTTTCTGGGCTGATATTTAAACTCATAATAATGGACGGGTATAGGGATGTTAAATCCAAATCATACAACCATTGATACAATCCAGGCATCGGTTCTTTCACATACGCACCCTCAAACTTGCCCTCGCTCTCTCCACCCTCTCTTTTAGGTCTATTTGGTGCTACCCTACCACTCCTTCTTAAAAAGGTTAATATAGCCCCTTCTAACCACTTAGATGAAAAAAGAAAATCCTCATAAGGAACATGCCCAGAATGGCATATCGCCCTTGCCAAATCAATGAATTGTAGTTTTGAATCTAAATCTACAACCAATTTAACATCCTCAATATTGTATTCAATAAATCGTTCTAAATCATCTCGCATCAATTGGTCCAAATTACCACTATAAGTAACTTTACCCCTACCCAACTCTAATTTAGAAATAGTATCCAATCTATAATTTGGAAACTCCTGATAAGTGTAGGTTTTATATAACGCTAAATAATCTAAACAGGAAACACCTGCAATTACATATCTTTCTCTATTCTTTAAGTAATCAACTTTACCAATAGGTGATATTGAATTTGCAATCTTTTGACCCAATATCTTTTTTGCCCTATTGTAAAAATAAGGTATATCAAAGAAATCAATATTCCAACCCGTTACAATTGTCGGGTTTATTTCCTGCCATTTTTGGATAAATGCCCACAACAAATCCCTTTCATTGTTAAAGATGTTTACCTCTGCGCCAGATATGGTTTTAGATGAACTACTCCCACCCAATACATACACAAAGTAATCACCCGTAGCAGAATCGTGCGCTGCGATAGATGTTATAGTATTATCCGCCATTTGAACATTCGGCAGGCCGGTGTTCATTTCAACCTCAATATCAAAAGTCAATACTACATTACCCTCTGAAACATCATCGGATGAACCATACTCATCAATTAAAATTCGGGTATAATCGTTTACATCGGATTCATATAACTCTAATTTCGTATCTTTTTCCCAATAAGTAATCTTCTTTAATCGTTGGCCATGTATAGAAAAATAAGAGCCATTTCCATCAGGTGTGTAGGCGTATCTACTATGCTTTTTAACATAATACCCCTTAACATCATCCCAAAAGTGAACAACATTTTCTTCTTTATCATAGTATATGTTTTTATACATT